TGGAAAACGGCAATCAAAGAGATTTTCTGGATTTACAAAGATGCCAGTAACTCATTGGACGTTCTACGTAACAAATACAATATTCATTACTGGGATGACTGGGAATCAGTAATGATACCAGAAACGATTGGCATTCGCTACGGTGCCACAGTAAAAAAATATGATTTATTAAATAAACTTATTACGGATATTAAAAAAAATCCATATGGACGCCGCCATATCATAAGTCTGTGGCAGGAAAACGATTTTGATGAATCAGATGGACTCGCACCATGTGCATTCCTTACTATTTGGAATGTCAGAGGTGAATATCTTGACATGTGCTTAATCCAGAGAAGTGGCGATATGCTTACAGCTTCCGGAGCTGGCGGAATAAATGAAGTGCAGTACGCATGTTTGCAGATGATGGTTGCGAAAGCGACTGGATATAAACCTGGTAAATTCACACACTTCGTGGCGAACGAACAGATTTACACACGTCACTTTGATGCTGCGAATGAGCTACTTCGTCGAGCATCAGAACAGAAAATTGAATCAAATAGCCAGTATGATTACGAATTCGAACCAGTCAAAATGAATTTCAATCCTAAATCTGATAATTTCTATGATTTCTCAATCGAAGATTTTTCCCTTGAAAATTATAATCCGATTAAACCACAGATAAAACTTGAATTAGGCATTTAGTTTTATAAGAACGGAGAAAATATAATGAAAACAAATATCTTTATACCAACAAAAATAAATGTAGGATTCCAAAAACGAAAAGATACTTATACAAGTAAATTAGCTTATGTAATCTATTTTGATGAAAAAGGTAAATTACGAAAAGAAACCTCATGGCAAGGTTGGAGAGATGAAGGTATTCCAAACGAAATCTACGATAATGAGCCAATGGAAGGATTTGTATTAAATAAGAAGGTTGGTGGAGATAGATATGGTTGGAATCCCAGACAGACATATACCAGAGTATATGACCCTAGAGGATTCGAGTTTGAAATTACAATTCCAAATCTGTTGTGGATTTTAGAAAATTGTAACTGTATCAAAGGTAAAGGACTTGAAGGTGAATTTGTTTATGGTTGGGATGGTAAAGAATTAGTTCTTGTACCTGTAGAATCCTCGGACTATAAAGAAATTCAGAAAAAGAATAAAGTCATTCATAATAATACATTTATTAAAGCAAGAGATTTAATCATTGGTGCTACATATGAGGATTTGAATGGTAATCAATATGTATATATGGGAAAATCAAAGCCTTGGAAAGATCAGTCAAATTATTACCATGAAAGTCATGGTTACTATTATAGTAACAACAGAAAAGAAGGATATGAATATCCGCTTGATGATACATGGTTAATCAGTAAATGTCGAAGTAGTTATTATAATCAAAACCTTACTTACTATAGAAGTATTCAAGAAGAAAAGAATGAATTTTTCTTTATTCTTCTTGGAAATCCTAGTGCTGAATATAGTTGGGACAGAGAAAATAGAGTAACACATATGAAAACAATTACAAGAAAGTTCACCCATATGGTTCTTGAAAAAAGACCAGATTATCCAGATATGGTTAATCTGTTATATAGCAATGCTGAATATTGTCAAGAAGATTTTGAAGCAGATAAGCTTATTGATTTACCATACGATATATTTGTTGCTATGGCACAAGAAACCATTGAAAAGTGTCTTAAACATAATTGGCACGGTAATGATTTTGTAGTTGGTAAAGAAAAAGATAAGCTTCTTGGTAATATAAAAGTATATTATGAAAAAGAGAGTGGTAAATGGTATATCATGGATACCATTATTGAAACCTATGAGGAAAAGAAATGGTTCTCTAGTGAAATGGAAACAAAAACAAGGGAACAACAGGTTAAAAAATATTTTGATAATTTAGAAGAATGTTATCAGTATATTCATCCTATCTATGGAGAACATTATTTAAAAAATGGTTATCTGGAAGGGAGATTTTATTATGGCACAGAAAAATGATGAAAGAATTATGCAGTTAAAGAAAACTATTGAAGAAAAAAGACAGGAGCTTGCATCAAAACCAACAAGATTCAATCCAATTACTAATTGTTTATTAGTATTGGATAAGGTTACTTACAATTTACATATTGATTCAAGCGAAATGTTGTTAATTAAACTTAATGCACTTTTAATATCTGCAAAAGATTTAGAAATTGACACTTCTACATTAATGATTTCGGGTAGCTCACTTGATGACTGGATTGCTGATGTAAAAGCAAATCTTGAAGTACAGAGATACAAGGCTGAGAAAAAGAAATTAGATATGTTAGAAAAACAACTTACGGCATTGTTGTCTGATGATAAACAAACAGAGCTTCAAATTGATAGTTTGGAAGAATTATTAAAAGATTCTGAATAAGGAGTGTGATTATTATACATACAGTATATTGTGTATTAGGAAGAACATCTTCGGGTAAATCAACCATTACCCAAAAAGCAGCGAACAATCTGAATATGAAAGTCTTAAAATCATATACTACTCGGCAAAGGAGAGAGAATGAAACAGATGAGAATTGTGATCATATATTTATCTCTTCCAATGAAGTAGAAAAATATCGTAATGATATGATTGCTTATACGGAACGTGTAGGTTATTGCAGCTTTGCAACGAAACAACAACTCTTGGATAATGATTTCTACATTATCAATCCCTCTGGATATTTTGAATTAAAGCTGAAAACTAAGAACATGGATGTTGAACTTATTCCAATATATATCACGGTACCTTACCGAACATTAGAGAAACGTGCACGAAATCGTGGTGAATTTAATACATGGAGAGAGAATTATATCAAAGAGAGCGAAGAATTTACGGATTTTGAAAAATCAAATCTTATCGATTATCGAATCTTAAATGATGGAGATTTGGAATTTTCTGTGAATAAACTCATCAATATAATTCGAAAGGATAAACAAATAGATGAAAAGAAATGATATTAAAACGATTTATTGTGACCTGGACGGAGTTGTTTTTGATACGATTGCTGCAATCGTAAACCTATATAACGAAGACTATAAATATTATAAAGATTACAAACTGGTACATTGGTACGATATCGAATCATGGAATTTTGAAGAATGCATATGTGCTACATATACTGATATTAATAATTATTTCAATCAGCCACGATTTTTCGATGAACTGGAATATATGCCATTTGCAGATGTTGTAATTCCAAAACTTGCAGAACATTACAAAATTGTTTTTGTGAGCCACGGACAACAGCCAAACCTGGTGCAGAAAAAGGAATTACTCAGAGGTATCTTCCCGTTCGCAAAATTCATCGGAGTTAATTGGAATGAATATAAAGATAAATCCCATATCGATATGAGTGATGGTATCTTTATCGATGATTCAGCGAAAAATCTGATTACTTCTAATGCAGAAGAATGTATCTGCTTTGGCGACGAATATGAATGGAATGAAAAATGGAATGGTAAACGTATCTCAAATTGGTGCGATTTGGAGAAATATCTATTATAGGAAGGAAGAATTTTTAAAACGTGATTTCAACAAGTGGAGAGTTGATGAGGACATTAAATCGTATTGGGGACGATTTTATTACAGTTGAGTTATTCGGGCAAGAGTATGTTATCGACTGTGTTGCACATAGAAAAAATTACACGGATAGTCCGTGTTCACATATAACACTAAAATGTCGCAGCGGAGGAGAGGGTGAAATTAAGAGATGACTGAGTTAAAAGCGGTAGAAATTTTTACAAATGACGAGAAAAAACTTCTTATAGAAGCAATTTGTGATAAGCAAATTAGAAAAATTGTCAAAGATCCGGACGCATATAATAGCCAGAAATACATGGAATTAGAGGCGTTGAAAATAAAAATTAAAGACATGTAATGGAGAATTATATATTGGAGGTAATTTATATGGATGTGTTGATTGGATTCGTGGGCGGTATCTTAATCGGATCAATTATCGGAATTTTTATCGCTGGGTTATTATTTTCGGCAGAAGATAAAGATAAAGATGACGAAGAACAAGAGAAATGGATTCGGGAATATAATTCTAGGAGGAAAAAGAATGAATGTAAATGAATGGTTAAATGAAAATACTCTAGGAATTGATATTTGGAGAAACAAATATCAGTATAACAATGAATCTTTTGATGAGTGGATTCAAAGGGTTTCTGGCGGTAATAAAGACATTGCAAAATTAATTAAAGAAAAAAAATTTCTATTCGGAGGAAGAATTCTTGCCAATAGAGGACTTGAAAATGAAGGCAGAAAGATTAGCTTGTCTAATTGTTATGTAATTGCACCTCCGGAAGATAATATTGAGAGTATTTTTGATTGTGCAAAAAAATTAGCACGTACATATAGTTACGGTGGCGGATGCGGCGTAGATATTAGCAAACTCTCTCCAAGAGGGGCGAAAGTAAATAATGCCGCTAAAGAAACATCTGGCTCTGTTTCGTTTATGGATTTGTACTCAATGGTAACAGGTTTGATCGGACAAGCCGGAAGGCGTGGGGCATTAATGCTTAGTATTTCATGTGAACATCCAGACCTTGAAGAATTTATAGAAATTAAATCAGATCTTAATCGTATAACTAAAGCCAATATTTCAATTCGAATTACTGATAAGTTTATGGCAGCCGTAAAAAACAAACAGCCATTTGAATTATCTTTTACAAGACTTGAAACCGGAGAAACAATCACAAAAACGATTGATGCATATTCTATGTTTCATAAAATGTGTGAAATGAACTGGGACTACGCAGAACCAGGAATGCTTTTCTGGGATAGAATTAATAATTGGAATTTACTCAGTTGTGACGATGATTTTGAATATGCAGGAACAAATCCTTGTGCAGAAGAACCTCTTCCAGCCGGAGGATCATGCTTACTTGGTAGTATTAACTTATCTGAATTTGTTAAAGAAGATAAGCAGTTTGATTTTGAATCATTCAAGGACTGTGTAGATAAATCCGTAATTGCTTTAAACGAAGTATTAGACGAAGGATTACCACTTCATCCATTAAAAGAACAAAGGGAATCTGTTTATAATTGGAGACAGATTGGGTTAGGCATTTTTGGACTTGCTGATATGTTAATTAAAATAGGAATTACATATGGAAGTAACGAATCTATAGAATTATGTGACCTTATTGGTCACGTAATGGCAGATCAAGCAATTAAAACATCAGCATTACTCGCAAAAAAAGAATCCCCATATCCAATGTATAAACCAGAATGCATTGAACAGTCTGCATTTTATAGTAAAAATGCATTGGGAGAAACCAAAACTCTCGTTGAATCTTTTGGATTACGAAATTCTCAACTTTTAACAATTGCACCAACTGGAAGTTTATCTACAATGCTTGGAGTTTCCGGAGGGATTGAACCAGTTTTTGCAAATTATTACACAAGGAAGACAGAATCCCTTAAAGGGCATGATGAATATTATAAGGTTTATACTCCAATTGTAGAAGAGTATATGACAAAAAATAATATTTCTGATGATACAGAATTACCAGAATTCTTTATTACAGCACAAAATTTGAATTACCATAATAGAATTTCTATGCAAGGCATTTGGCAATCACATATTGATGCTTCAATTAGTTCTACTGTAAATCTTCCAGAATCAGCAACGATTGCCGATGTTGAAAATTTATATATGGAAGCATGGGAAAATGGATTAAAAGGTGTCACCATTTTTAGAGACGGATGTAAGAGACTCGGCATTTTAACCACAAATGACAAAAAAGAAAAAGTAGAAGAAAAGTCTTCTAATAACAAAATCAGTGAATCTGATTTGCCACGCGGATATATCATTACGGCAGATGATAACGTAGTTGGATTAAAACGTAAAATCATGTCTGGATGTGGAAGTTTACATGTTGTTGCAATGTTTGACCCTGTATCTGGGGAGTTACTTGAAACGTATCTTTCTAAAGGATCAACAGGAGGATGTCAGTCAAATCTTGCTGCCGTTTCACGTCTTATCTCGCTTGCCGCACGAGCTGGAGTTGATGTGTACACCATTGCTGATCAGCTCCAAAGTTGTACTGCGTGTCCTTCATATGTTGGAAGAACCATGACAAAACACGATACAAGTAGAGGTAAATGTTGCCCGGACGCTGTTGCTAATGCATTAATTGACATGTACAGAGAAATGCAAAAAAACATCAATGATGAAGAAGATATTACTACTCAAGCAAAAAAAATGACACATAAAACCAGTTCTAATAAGAAAAACATTAAAACTAAAAATCCATGTCCTGTATGTGGAGAAGAGCTGATTTTTGAAGGTGGTTGTAATGTTTGCAAATCATGCGGTTGGAGCAAGTGTGACTGATTGTAATTAATGAAAACGGAGAGTTATTCTTTAGCTCTCCGTAATTAAAAGGAGCGAATAAAATATGAAAAATTTATCACCTAAAACTTATATTGGCAATGAAAATATGTCCGAAAAAGCATATACGAAAGCCGGATTTTACTCAAAACCCAATACATATGACATGTCATTTTACCTCTATAAAGATATTGTAAAAGCCTCAATTTCAATCGACAAAGAAGATTTCGAAATGTCCGTAGATGTCACGCACAATGATAATATGTTCGCTCCATTTTATAATCCAGATGATCGTCATAATAACATGGTTTATGAGAAATCCGTAAAAGAATATAACAGACAAATGGATGCATTGGTCAAAAAAGGAGTGCTTATTTGTGAAAGTGATTAACCGTGGAGATAAGCTTTTCTGGGCGCGAATTGTACCCTGTTGTGGAATCTATGAAGTCCATGATTTGCATGTCAGAACAGTCGGAAAAGACTATTATGTCGGCGTAGATAAACACGATAAACATGCATATTTGCTAGGATTCAATACACTTGATGACGTTGTTTTCGAAGACAGAAAACAAGCTTTGAGCAAAGTTCATGCCGCTGAAAAGAATAAAATTGAGGTGGATTCCGATACATATTATGAAGAATATTGAGGGTGTTTGTTATGAATAGATTACACATTATTATGGCATAGATCGTATGTGGCGCTGTTGCAATTTGTGGGTTATATACGAATAATCTTGAAGCTGTCGCGATGTTGGCACTACCATTCATTATGTATATGACCCGTGTTAGATAGGAGGATAATTTAATGGAAGTAGATTATAAGTTAGCCGTTAAAAATGGTATAGATTCTTTGATGGAAGGATTCAATAACACGGCTAATGACATATTACAAAAACATGGAATTTCTGAAGACATAGACACCTTTCTTAAAGATGCGAATGAGGCGGAATTAATCTGGTTTTGGAGCCATATTATACCTATTCGTAGCGATAAAGAGGGGAATTATTATATTGGAAATTATGAATATCAATAGAAGCAAAATAGGAAATCATAGACTTATTAATAGTATCGAGGAGAATTGAATTATGGCAAAAAGAGTAGCAAAATTTGAAAAAGTATCAAAGGAACAGTTTGTTAAAGATTGGCAGCATGAATTTATGGGATCAGAAGAGTGGGCATGGATGGTATATGATCGCATCAAATTACCACAGAGGGCAACAAAATTTTCTGCCGGATATGATTTCTTTTCACCACTTGATTTCACATTAGAACCAGGCAAGACACTCAAAATTCCAACAGGAATCCGTTGTGGAATGAATATAGACTGGGTATTGCAATGCTATCCTCGCAGTGGGTTAGGATTTAAGTATAGAGAAATGCTTTCCAATACGGTCGGAATCATTGATGCCGATTATTACTACAGTGATAATGAGGGGCATATTTTTGCAAAGATTGTGAATGCAGGTGATAAACCACTACATATTAAATCTGGAGATGGTTTTATGCAAGGGATTTTTGTGGAATACGGAATTGTAGAGGATGACCATGTAGAAACGACTAGAAATGGTGGAGTTGGAAGTACGGATAAAAACAAAGGGTGATAAATATCGAAGTAAAAGATATAGATTCCATTCTCAGCAATGAGAAAGGAGCAATGATTATTATTAGTATATTATATGAAAAAGGTATTATAAATAGTAAAACATATGATAATATTATGAAAAAATATACTAACAATACATAAAACACAATTGAAAATAAGGCTTATTTTATATATAATCATATATAAAATAGGCTTTATTTTTGAAAGGAGATAACACATGGAGAATTCAGCAATAAATATACTTTCATTTTATAATACACCTCTTGATAGAAATAGACCTAGGAATATGGTATTCTACGGAAGAGTATCTACTGAACACGAAGCACAACTTTCAGCTTTACAAAATCAAATACAATGGTATGACGACCAATTAAAATCACATCCCAATTGGAATCTAGTTGAACGATATATTGACGAAGGAATTACTGGTACACAGGCAAAAAAACGTCCTGGATTCCTTAAGATGATCGAAGATGCGAAAAAAGGAAAATTCGATTTAATCGTAACAAGAGAAGTATGTCGTTTTGCACGAAACACAGTTGATACACTCATATACACCCGAGAATTAAAAAACAAATATAATATAGAAGTTTATTTTGTAGATGATAACATTTGGACTATGGACGGTGATGGCGAACTACGTCTTACTTTGATGGCAACATTAGCGCAGGAAGAAAGTAGAAAAACATCTGATCGAGTTAAAGCCGGGCAAAAAGTAAGTAGAGAAAACGGGGCGCTGTATGGTAATGGCAATATTTTAGGATATGATCGAGTAGGAGATACTTATATAATAAACGAAGAACAAGCAGAAACAGTTAGAATGATATATGATATGTATCTAAACAAAGGATTAGGTTCTATGAAAATTGCAAAGGAGCTTTCTATACAGAAACGAAAAAATGCCAGTGGTAATATAAAGTGGAGTGCAGAGCGTGTTATGCGTGTACTAAAAAAATCAACGTATGCTGGTATTATTGCTTACGGTCAATCGCATAGTAATAATTATTTGGAACAAAAAAGAATTAACAACTTGAATCGTGATACATATATGTATCAAAAAATAGATATTCCCGTTATTATCCCAAAAGAAGAATGGGGCAAAGTGCAAGAAATCATCGCTAGTCGTACCCAAAAAATGGGTGATGACTTGCGTGGTAAAAAAGAAGTAAAAGAATTTTGGAGCAAAAAGCTTCTATGTAAATGTGGCAGCTCGTTTAGACGTAATAAATGGAGAACTAATAAAACAGGTGAAGAAGTGTTTGGTTATCAATGTCAACGTCAAATAAATTATGGAAGTAAACAGTTTAGAGAAAAGAACGGGCTAGATACTGAAGGATATTGTGATATCAGAATGGTTGCTGACTGGAAACTTGATATGATGGCAAAAATTATCATTGAGCAAATTTGGAAGAACAAAGGAGAATCTATCATATTGGCGTTAAAAATGATTGCTGATAATTATGAAGAAGATGTTTCTCCTGTCAAAAAAAACAATAAAGAAATCGAACTCAAAATAGAAAAATTACAAAATCGCATGAAAAACTTAATCGAAATGAGAGCTGATGGAGAAATTACAAAAGAGGATTTTACAGAATTTAAAAATTCCATCAATGATCAGATATCTATCTTAAATTCTGAATTGGTTATAGAAGAAATAGAATCTGATAAACCGGAATCCATAGAAAAGAAAATTGATACTATTCGTCAAATAATAGATGAATCTATAGATTTTTCACAGCCAAAACTACCAAGATATATTATTGATCGTTTTATTTCAAAGGTCGTTGTTCTTGATAATAACAAATTTAGATGGTATCTCACATTAGGAGATAACCCAGATGATGACATGTATATAGATGCTCAAGTAGAAGGACGAAAAAACAACAGTTCAGTGCAAATATTAAGCAGTGAAGATAGCCTACTTACCTTCCATAGCAGCACAGGCAGCAATCGCTGA